TTAACCAAAGATTCTGTTTATATCATCTGCGGCCTTCTCGCGCATCTCATCCGTGTAATGGACGTAAATCAGCTCGACCGTGGTGATGGTGTCGCCGAGGAGACTTGCGACTGTCTTGATATCGATGCCTTCGGCGAGTAGACGGGTGGCGTATGTGTGCCGGAGATCGTGTACAGAGTGTCCGGGGACACACCGATTGATCAGGCAGTTGATATTGTGCGAAGTGCGGTAATGCGTTAGGCGGCGGTGCACGTAGAGGACGCGTTCATCCAGGTACTCGTTTAGTGCTGTTACCAGAGCGGGAGGAATTGGGACGGTCCGGTTCGAGTGCTTCGATTTGACTCGAGCGATGCCTCGCACCTTATGATTGCTTGGATCCGTGACGGTCAGCTGCTTATTGATGGTGATGCTGCGATTGGCAAGGTCGATATCGGAACAGGTGAGGGCGAGGATCTCGCCGATCCGGGCGCCGGTGTAGACCGCGAAGCAGAGCACGATCCACGCTTCCCTGTTATGGTCATGTGCATATCGGAGCAGTGTTTGTACTTCATGCTGGCTCAGCGTTCGGAGTTTCGTCTTACCTGCTCTGTCTTCGCGAGGTTTGTACGCGAAGTCAGAGATGGGAGAGGCAGTCACGACATGATAACGGACAGCCTCCCGAAAAAGTGTTTTTAGTAGGCTGACACGACCTTTAATGCTCGAGGTGGCGGCATTCCGCATACCATTGATCATCCGGCTGACGTCTGCATAAGTGATGTCCACCATCGGCTTATCCAGCAGATCGGTCATTGATGCCAGACGGTTCCTGTAAGTGAATATGCTATTGGGGGCGAGCGTCGTGCGGCTGGATATATACATCTCCCCGAATTCGCGGAGCGTCATGCCTTCGAATACGGCATCGATGTCGCCTGTCTTTTGCACCTTAGCGAGTAGTTTTTCTTTTTCTTTGTCTGATGCAGCCAAGGATCTAAGAGCATAGCCGCCTTTAGATGCCTGCTTCCAGGTTCCATCTTTCGATCGATAAGATAGAATCAGCTGGTAATTCGGCTTCCCGTTTTTCCTTGGCCGGTTTCGGATAATGAAATTGTAATTCATGTCCATGACTATGCTCTCCTATAAGGGAAGAAATAATGCGTGTGTGGTGTCCCGGGATCGCTATCGCTAGCCAGTATTGTGTGACAGAGAGTCCACATCGAGAGAATGATTGAACTCTTCTTTCCGTTTCTTTTGCATTTTTTTTTCGAGCTCAAAGGCACGCTTCACGACGGCCTGCTCAGCGCGGATATCATCCGCCTGCAGGTCATCATGAAAACCTGCAATGAACTCAAAAAAGGCATTGGACACGTCTTCGCGCTTCTCCGGATCCATGAAGAGGAATACCTCCATGATCCTTCTCTGGTTGGCGTCCAGATTGTATCTGGCAACGACGTCTTCCACGATGCTTCGGTCATCTGCATCGCGCATCTCCCCCTGGCCCGTTTTAAGCCATGCGTAGTTGACGTCGAATTTCTTACATACCAGCTGCAGGAAGGTGTCTGTTGGGACGACACGTCCCATTTCATACTCATGGAGAGCATTTCTGGTAGTGCCGCACTGTTCGGCAAATTTCGCCTCCGACGGTTTCGGCTTGATAGAGAAACGCACAGCCCTAAGTCTAGATCCAAGTGTATCCATCGAGTTTGGTGTTTTCATAGTATCACCTCCTTTCTGACCATATCATACATCAATCGGGAGCACTTGTAAACCCAAAAAACATTTCATGAAATAAACAAATGAGTTGACACACTCATAAAAGAGAGGTATGATGGGTTCAACCTAAAGATGCACACTAAAACGCTATTGAACACCCAAGGAGGAACGCTATGAGCAAAATCGACAAGAGCTTGACCATAGGGGTAGAGATCGAAATGACCGGCCTCGCCCGCGCACACGCGGCGGACATTGTAGCTACGGAGCTGGGGGGCCAGGTTGGCCGGATGGCCAGCAACTGCTACGAGACACGCGAAATCACCGCCCCGGACGGACGGGTATGGAAGGTGATGCGCGACGCCAGCATTACCCGCGAGGCGGGCGGGGATCCACTCACCTGGGAAAATGCGGTGGAGCTGGTCACGCCGATCCTTCACTATGAGGACATCGAAACCCTGCAGCATATCGTAAGAGCCCTGCGTAAGGCGGGAGCAAAGGTCAACGACTCCTGCGGGATCCACGTACACGTAGGCGCCGAGAAATTCGATGCACGCCACCTGCGCAACCTGGTTAACATCGTAAACAGCAAGGAGGACCTCATATATGATGCGCTGGGAGTACTTCAGTATCGAGAGGATGAATACTGCAAGAAAATCTGCCCTGAATTTTTGATGGAGGTCAACGCTCCGAGCCAGCCGCTTGGAAGCCGAGAGGACATCATCGATACCTGGTACGAATCGCAAGGCGAGAGCTGGAACCGAAACGAACACTACAATGATACACGCTACCACGGCCTCAACCTGCACGCCGTAGACACCAAGGGAACGGTAGAGTTCCGGGTATTCAACAGCACCCTGCATGCGGGTAAGGTCAAAGCATACATACAATTCTGCATGGCGGTCGTAAGTCAGGCGCTTGCACAGAAGAGCGCGACCACCACGAAGACGACCACCACGAATCCGAGGTACACCTTCCGAACCTGGCTCCTGCGCCTGGGGCTCATCGGAGAGGAGTACGCCACCTGCAGGAAGTGGATGCTCGAGAAACTGGAAGGCGACAGCGCCTTCCGGGATGCCCGCCGCTTGCAGAGAGCCTGAGCTGCCTTGCGAAGGATACCCACAGCCCGCCACGTGCGGGCTTTCCGGGGTGAGGGGGGTATCCTTATACCACCCCATATACACGGAGCCCACACAGGGCCGAATTTTGCAAAGGAGGAACGTATATGAAGTTGTATGTAGCGTATGGAAGCAACATGGACGAGGCGCAGATGGAAGTGCGCTGCCCGGACGCAAAGCTCTTCGGGAAGGGATGGCTTCCTGGATACCGGTTGGCTTTCCGGGGGAGCCTCACCGGATACTACGCCACCATCGAGAATGGAGAGTCTTTGCGGGGAGGTGTCCCTGTCTTGCTCTGGATGATCAGCGATGCGGATGAGACGCGCCTCGATCGATATGAAGGGTTCCCGAGGTTCTACCGAAAGGAAATCATCGAGGTGGAACGGGTCATGGAACGGCTGCCAGACACGGCTGACCGCATCGATGCGTGGACGCCCCCCGGAATCCGCCACGGGCTAGTGTATATCATGACCGCGGGGAGCCCCTACGGAACTCCCAGCAAGCGATACATGAACGCTATCTTTCGCGCCTATTTGAAGTATGGCATGGACCCAGGGGCCCTAACAGATGGAGTCAACTACAGCTACGATCGCGGAAGGAGGCAGGAAACATGCTCAAAGAAAGAGTGATTCCCGACGAACACAACCCATATTACCGGACATTCTGTCTGCTGCGAGCCATGCTCAGAGCCAATGGGGTGGCCATTGCCCATATCCGTCTGGTGGAGCGTACAAGGGATGGCGAGTGGGCCACCGGGTGTATCGGAATGCAGGTTCTCCTTATCTATGATAGTGGGGCAGAGGATCGGCTCCGGATCCTCGATGAGGATCCCTTGGCACTGATAGGCGCGATCCTCCGCATTGTGGATCGATCGGAGGTGAAGTTCGATGGCTAGGATCCTGGACTTCAGCGAGCTGGAGAGAGCAGTTCGGCTGGCGGTTCAATACCTGAAAACGAAAGGGGTAAGCATTGGGGATTGGCATATCGAGCGCATCCCTGGCAGAGGGGATACGCTCCTGCTCGTCAACTCCGACGGATCGATACAGAAAGTGTTTCTCATCAGAGACAATGTGGAGCAGACTGCCGCAGATATTGTGCTGATATTATTGAGATGGCACTCAAAGCTCAGAATCAGTAATCACGGGACTTACCTCTAGATAGCCATGTAAAAAGGCCTCGCTTATAGCGGGGCCTTTTCGAGTTCATTCATTTGGGGACACATCTTCTCACAAACTCCCTTTTAGATATCTTTTTAATGGCTCCGTCCTCGTAGATCCGTATGGGCGAGGGAGGGGCATCGGAATCGGTAATTACTGGTGCAATCCAGCAAAGACAATGATATCCTTCTCCAGCGTATATAGGCCCATGCATCGACGTATCCTTGACGATATATTCCGGAATGGGCTCGTCGAGGGGACAAACAATGTTATTCATGTGCCTATGCTGCGCATCTGCGCCTGCCTTCCAAATATAATGCGTACACCCAGCATTTATCGCATCTTTCAGATCCCAATAAACGCGGCAGGTATTTTGTATGGAAGAGGCCAGATAGTATGCGTCCCTTTTGGTCATGCGAGGTAGGTACTGTCGAATGTCGTCCACGCTTACTGCATTTCGATCGTCGCTTGATATAGATCTAATGGCCCAATCCTTTATGACCGGCCTGGGAATTGCCATCAATATACCCATTTTAGATAGCTCGTTAATGCCAAAAACGATTGCATCTTTTGCAAATGGGTCTCTACGTTTTCTAACCATATCTGTAAATGATGCGACACCTGTTCTGCGCTCTTCGTTAAACGCTTCCGACCAATTCATTTTTTTGCGCTTCTTCTTTTTCATTAGGAATCTATACGCAAAATAAAAAATGGCCAAAAACAAGATGGCAGGATAATCAGCGCTTAAGCCGATTACTATTATCAGAATCAAGAATTTAATCATTGGTTATACGCCTCCGTATTCACAATATAGCATAAAAGAACAATGTTCACAACTGCAAAAACTCAATATCTGAATCTAAAAATGAGTTGACTAACTCAAATATGCGAGTATAATATGAGTTAGCAAAAGCAAAATACAGCAAAGAAATGGGTAAGCACAACAAGGAGAAAATGCCATGACAACAAAAGAAATGAAAGAAACAGCACTGAATAAAGTTTTTGAGGCCTACTTGGATGCTTCGAGAGCCATTCGTAAAGGCCAGCTGGCCGACGGAGAGAGATATCACCGCCTGGCATTCACGATGGCGGAAGCCTACCAGGCCATCGGGCTGATGAGTTTCAGCGATAGCCTGCACATCGAAATCAAGGCCGAAAAACAGGCCATCAAGGAATGGCGCGAAGGCCGCCTTCAGTAGAACAAGGACAAGAATCCCACACAGGCCCGCCACACGGCGGGCTTAGGGTGGTGAGGGGGGTAAGGATACCCCGAGGATCCACCTCGCCAGAGGTGGGCGAATAGCGAAAGGAGAAAGGAGGTGATACTGATGATGGATACAGAAAGAACAATCACGGAGCGTCGCACCTACTGGGAAAGCCTGGCAAGAAAGACTAGCCGCGTCCATGTCACGGACTTCGAGATGGGCGTCCTTTACGGGATGTCCATAAAGGTAGACATCGAGCGTGCCAAGGAAAGTGAGAAAAGGGATGCTTGACTGACATCACTCGAAAGAGTGATGAATGGCAGCGAAAGGAGGTCCAAATGAAGGTGTTGAAAGATCCCGTCCAGGCGCTTCAAATCATGGACAAGAAACTGGACAAGCTTCGCAAGAGTCGCAAGAGATTCACCGAGGCGGACGGAAAAGAAGCCACGGAGATTAGCGGGCAGGAGACAGCGATCATCCGCATCGCGGCGTACATTCGCCTCGCGATTAAGCACCATGGCTGTTTTGGAGCGGGGGACATGGCGTGTGTCCGTATATACGCCGACGACGCCAAAGAAGAATCCAACAAGCCCTTTAACAATCCAAGAGTCACTTGGGCTGTGAAAGGGCTTGCAAAGGGAGCCGCATGGGCGTGCGTTTGGCTCGAAGATAGGATGATGGAGCCATGACAAACCGGGAAGAAATCGTCGGGAGCGTAGGCGTGTGGCCATTGAAGCTCCTGGCGAAGCGGTGGGTGTGTTCTGACGCAGCCATCCGCGACAGAGAAAAAGCCGGGTTGCTGAAAAGGTGTAAAGGCGTTCCCGGCGTATGCTATACCGCCGCCTCCGTCGCAGAATGCGAGGGATGGGACGGGAACCAGAATCCCATGAGCCCATTCGAGCGTCGCAAGCTCGAGACGCGGATTCGCGAGCTCGAGAAGCAGCTTGAGAGCTATGAGGATCAATTCTATTTCTTGGCCGATGCCCTGGAACGGGCAAGGACCAGTATCGAGAGAAGGGAGAAACAGCATGGAAAAGAACGCGCGTAAGTATGCCGTAATATTTACGGTCGAGGAGACGGAGCCCCGTCGTTTGACGATCAAAATGAACGCAATTCCATTCCTCCGCACTTCCCATTGCCTATTGATTGCCGAATCCATCATGGAGCACCTTGCAAGAAACACCAACGTCCCGATCGAAACCGTACTGGCAGACTTCTGCAAGGTCACCCTCGCCCGGAACGAAAGCGTCCGGATGGTGGAGCAGCGGAACATCCCGAAAGGAGATTAGCATGAGAAAGATAGGCGCAGCCTTGTATGGACTGGTAGCGGGAGTAAACATCCTGCTGGGGGCGTACATCCTCGCCACTCCGGCACCGGAGAAGGAAATGGTGACTTACGAGGTCGAGGTCGAATCTGGGGATACGGTATACGACATCGTATCCCGCATCGCGACCGCAGACGACGATGTGAACGAGCTTGCATGGCAGGTTCTTCAGGATAACCACATCGAGGACTGCGCCAATCTGCGGCCGGGAACGGTGCTCACCATCACCGTTCCCCGGGTAATTTCAGACAAATGAAAAGTGCCCGACGATTTGGCACAGTTCGGGCACTTTCCATATAGATTTCGGGTAGCTCCAGTCTCGGAGCTACCCCTAGTATACCAGATTAGGAGGAAGAACACAATGAAACCAAGACTTATTTTAAGGGCTGACGCCCCGAGAGAAGAATGGGAGCGTGTGCGCGGGATGGGGATCGGGGGCAGCGACTGCGGCTCTGTGCTTGGGCTCAATCCGTACAAGAGTGCATACACCCTGGCAGCGGAGAAAATCGGCATGATCCCGCCAGCAGACCTTTCCGGAAACGCGAAAGTCTGGTTCGGCACCCAGCTCGAGCCTGTCGTCGCCTCACGCTTCGAGGTGGTCACTGGAAAAAAGGTGCACAAGAGAGGAACCCTGCAGGATCCGGATCACCCATACATGCTGGCGAACATTGACCGCTGGGTGGTCGGGGAGAATGCAGGCCTTGAAATCAAGACAGCCGACTATCACATGCGTGATGAATGGGGTGACCCTGACGATCCGAAGGATATCCGGGTGCCGGATGCCTACTACTGTCAATGCATGCACTACATGGCGGTCACTGGAGCCGACTACTGGTATATCGCTGCCCTCATCGGAGGGAACGATTTCAGGCTGAAACGCATCGAGAGAAACGAGGATGACATCGCCTATATCCGGGAAAAGGAAGAGGACTTCTGGGACCTGGTGAAGGAGAAAAAACTTCCTCCGCTGGATGCCACAAATTCGACCGCTTCTACCCTGCTGAAACTGCATAATTATTCAAACGGAGAGGCTATCGACCTCGGTCCGGATGCCTTGATTGCCATACAGAATTATCAGGCCTGCAAGCGCCGTGAGAAGGATCTGAAAGAGGGAGAGCAGGAAGCCAAGAATCTCCTGATGGCGATCCTCGGCGATAACGAAGTCGGCACTGTCACCGATGGGGAAGGCAAGGTGCACAAAGTCACATGGAAGAGTCAGACCCGCGAGAGTATCTCGGTGTCCAAACTGAAAAAGCAGGATCCGGCAAGCTATGAAGCGCTGAAGGCCATCGGTCTCATTACCACCACCAGCACCCGCGTCATGCGGATTTAATTTTCCAAGGAGGAAACAACCATGGATGCAAGAAAAGGAATTGTCGCAACAAGAAACGAAATGGCTGCGCAGCAGCCGAAACAGCCATCTATCCCGCAGCTTTTGAATAATACCCTCGACCAGAGCGGCTTCAAGAAACGCTTCGACGAGCTTCTCGGCAAGCGCGCACCGCAGTTCGTCAGCTCGCTCGCTGCTCTCATCAACAGCACCCCGCAGGTACTCACCATCTTCCAAAATAACCCGGTGGCGATCATTCAATCCGCTCTGAAGGCAGCTGCTTACGATCTCCCCATCGAGCCGTCCCTCGGGTATGCCTACATCCTGCCCTTTGGCCAGACAGCGACCTTCGTCCTTGGCTACAAGGGCATGGTACAGCTGGCGCTCCGCACCGGGCTCTACATGCGCCTCAATGCGGTCGACGTCAGGGAGGGAGAGCTTATCAGCTATGACCGGCTGACAGAAGACATCGAATTCCGCTGGGAAGCAGACAACGCGAAACGAGCCAAGATCCCGGTCATTGGATACGCTGCTTTCTATCGCCTCAAGAACGGCATGGAAAAAACGCTCTTCATGACCAAGGCGGAGATCGATGCCCACGAGCTTGCCAACCGGAAAGGGAGAAGTCAGAATCCGGTGTGGAGAAACCACTATGACGAGATGGCCAAGAAGACCGTCCTTCGCCGCCTGCTCTCCAAGTGGGGCATCATGAGCATCAACTACCTCGATGCTTCCCCTGCAGATCAGGAGGTCATGCGCAACATGGCCGATGGCACTTTAGACGATACCGAGATGCCGCAGGAACGCACCATCGAAAATTCGCCGAATTTGGCCCCTGTAAGCCCCGCGGAGCCTGCGGAGGCTATCACTATACCTTGGGAGCAGGGGAACGCACAGGAAGGCCAAAATCAGGCCGTTTCCGGCGAAGCTATGAATGGGGGGCAGGGCAAATGACTGAAGAACAGGAAAACATGATCAAGGCGAAGCTCGAAGAAATCGCAGATGCCATCCCCGAATGCAGGGGAGCCGTCTTCGCTATCAGCACCGGTAATGCTTGTGAAAAAGGTGACGTGACGGTATTTAAGAGCGCCGGAGGCAATGAGCTGGTGAATCTTTTCGACAATATCGCCACGAACGTGGCTATCGCCATAGCTATGGAGACCACGCCGGAGAAGGCAGTAGGACTCATCAGGCGCTATGGGGATGACGCCCCACTCGTACTCACATACGTATTCCTGACTACAGTCTGGGTTGGCTTGTCGAAAGTCCTTGACACCGTGGCGAAGGAAAAGCTGGATAAAGAACTGGAGGAGGTGATCGGCGGTGGAAACCAGGTCTCCTGAAAACCTCCTGCATACCCAGGGAGTCGTGATCTATCTGGCGCACCCTTTCGGCGGGAGCTTCGAGAATCAGATCCTCGCACGGAATCTTGCCCGCCGGCTTACCAAGGAATACCCGGAGGCGACATTCATCAATCCGCTCGACAATTTCATCTACATGGACCGCCGAAGCGAAGAAGAAATCCTGGCCGCCGAGAGATTTATCCTTGCCAAGTGCGAACTACTGCTCCTGACCGGGCGGTGGAGAGAAAGCCGAGGATGCCGCAGCGAGAAAAACTATGCAGAAACCCGAGGCATACCGATCGCCCAGTTGAATGAAGACCGTACCCTACGCTGGGTGGGAAAGGAGAAATCATGACACAAGAAGAAATGAACCGCCTCGTTGCGACACAAATCAGAGAAATCAAGGACGCGAATCCGGATCAGAAAGACGTGCTCCTCGTACTGCATGATGATAGCGGCACCGAGGCTTACGCAGCGGGGGATGATGTCGATAAACTCACAAAAGAGTTACTGAATCTTTCAAGCTCATTCGCCATCATCGATATCTATGGACGCCGCTGACCTAAGGGAGGAACTATGGAAGGATACATCAAGCTCTCCCGCCGCCTGCTCTTATCAGACATCTGGTTCAAGCCGCCCCTCTACCTGAAGGTGTGGATCTACTTGCTCCACCAGGCTGCATTCAAGCCATACAACGGGCTCGCTCGCGGGCAGCTTGTGACTTCCATCCCACAGATTCAAGAAGCACTCTCTTACCAAGCCGGATTCATCACAAAGAAGCCGACTTACAAGGAAATACGGCAGGTTCTGGACTACAGGCGAGGGAACCAGCCGATAAAATCAATGCACGGCAACGGGTGGGGCAAATGGCAGAGCTCGCGGCAGGGCACTTCGCAGGGCACATCCGAGCCCATGATCATTGCCAAGAAAATAAAGGACGGAATGCTAGTCACCATCGTGAAATATAGCCAGTACCAAGAAGATGGTGGTGGCGAGTGGCCAAGAGAGACAGGTGCAGACGGCGGGGCAAATCCAAGGGCAAATGGCATTTCGAGGGAAGGGCAAAACCTTATAGATGAGAAGAAAGGAGAAGAAGGAAAGAAGAAATATCCTAATACCCTTAGTGTGAATAGTACCAGGAGCGGAGCAGATTTCGGCAGCGTTGAAAATTGGAAGGACAAGCCAAAGACGCCGGAGGACTTCTGGAATACAGGGAGGAAGCAATGAGCAAATTCAAAAACGTATTTCTTGCAAAGGGTGATGTGAAGAAAGCACTAGCCGACTTCACAGCAGCATGGAGCAGCGACTACCTGAAGGTGGATGATGAGAATTCGAAGCAGGTGGCGATTGCCAGAGCCATGAAAGCGCAGGAGAAGATCGCCCGATCGGGGATCCCGAAGCGGTATCGCTGGTGTACCTTTCAGGCGATCGCAGAAAGAGGCGTACCGGCAAAGCTGGCGGAGAATTTCGCGGTAGCGAAGGCGTATGCGCTCGACCTTGAGAACCAGATGCAGGCAGGGCATGGACTTCTGATGACAGGACCATGCGGACAGCTGAAGACGACGATGGCTTGCGCGATCGCGCTTGTAGCAATCAAGAAGCACAAGTCGGTATTTTTCGTATCGATGCCGGAGCTCTTGACCAAACTTCTGCAGGATCCGCAAGATGGCACATTCCTCTCAAAGGTTCGAGAAAGGGATGTGGTCATCTTGGATGACCTCGGGATGGAGTACCAGTCCAAGAAGAGCGACTGGATGAAGGGACAGGTGGACGCGATCATCACGCATCGCTACAACGAGCTGAAGCCGACGATCATCACCACGAATCTGGACGCTGACCAGATCATCAAACGCTATGATACCCGTTTCTTTGACCGCCTCCGGGATAGCTGCTATGCAGTGATCTCCGGTGGGGAATCAGTCAGGGGAACGCTGAACACGGAGGAGACAGAATGAACGAATGCTATTGCATGGGGAACCTCGGACGCGATCCGGTGATCAAGTGTACACGGACGGGCAAGACATATGCCCGATTCTCGATCGGATGCAGTGAAAAGTGGGGCGACAAGGAAATCACCAACTGGGTGAATGTGGTGTGCTGGGACAATGTGGCGCAGGCTGTAGGTAACTATCTCGCCAAGGGCAAGCTGGTCATGGTAAAGGGCCGCTGGACATCCCGGAAGTACACGGATCAGAAGACCGGGGAGGTGAAGTACATCACTGAGCTGAATGCGCAGGTCGTATCGCTCCCCATCGGGCTGGGTAAGCAGTCAGCAGGAGAGACTCCGACAAATCAGCAACCATGCGGGGCTGCTGGGTTCAGCCAGTTTGGCAGCCCCGCGCCGCAGCAGGAGCAGTCAAGCATGTTTCCTGCGGGAAGCGGTCAGCTTTCCGGGCAGGGGATGCAGCCCCCGGATGACTACCCATTTTGACCGCAGAGTGCAAAATGCTATTGGCCGGATAGTGTAAAACGGCTGAGGATTGCGAATTTAGGGGCCAGGAGCCCGAGGAAGGGTGGCCGACGGGTAAGTTTATATCCGAAGGCCGCCGAGGCCTGTGAAGGCCAAAATTTTAGAAATTTGAATTTTAAGGTATTTAGAGCCTGACCGTTTGCGGGGCGGGAACGAATGATGACAAGGCAAGAAATGAATATTTATTCAATAACCGTTGAATAAATAGCCGCTCTAGCCAGAGTTCAGCAACTGTCCCGCGATGGTTAGGTGGATAGGAGGAAATGGCAGGTATGGACATGGTATTGTTTGGAGCCGGGTGCATGATAATCGGCGGCATGATTGGAGCGAGTGTCGGCTTGCTGGTGCATGCGCTCTGCTACGTCAGAAAGAGAGGAGATCGTTATGACGGAGAGTGAACTGAGAGAGTGGGAAGTCATCCGGTGCAAGTTGGATATGCAGCGATGCAGGATCTTTCTAAAGGAATGGCCAAGGACTGCAAGGATCGTGTGGGAGAGAAAGACGCGCGAGGAGTCTTGGGGGATTTCACCTAACGGGAAGCGCAACTGCCGTTGGCGCAAGCTGGTGCGTGTGACTATGTGGTGGAATCGCCGTAAGTGGGAAAAATGGAGGAAAGAGCATGGCAATCAACAGTAAGGCAAAGGGGAAACGCGGCGAGCTCGCATGGTGCCGATTCTGCGGAGGATTCGGGTATACCGTCCGCCGCACGGCGCAGTTTTGCGGAAACAATGAAGCAGGCGCTGCGGACTGCATCGGTATCCGCGGAATCCATCAGGAGGTCAAGTTTGTCGAGCATCTGAACATCCAGGACGCCATGGATCAGAGCATCCGCGATGCCCGGAAGGCGATGAAGGATGAGGTGCCGATCGTGGCACATAAGAGAAGCAACTGCGAGTGGCTTGTCACAATGCGGGCTTGTGATTTCCTGAAGCTCTATAAAGAGCGTGAGTCGGAGCTCGTACTGCAGGACATCGCGACTGCGAAATGTCTGGAAGAAATCAGAAAGGTGAAAGAGAAATGATCGTAATCAAAACAGAAACAGGATCCATCATCACGGATCCGAAGGAAATCGGTGTGTGGCAGGATCTGAGAGGGGGCTACTACGTGTTTGCGGATCTGTCGGATTCGGATCGCATGAAGGCGATCAAGCTGACGGCGCTGCCGCATGACAAGGAAGCGCTCTCCCAGGTAGTTGATGACATGTACAACTATATCGAGGTGGGGCTGGGGCAAGGACAGTGCAGGAACGTATGCCTCGAGATGAGCCAAATCGTCAAACTGCGGTGCGATACGCATTAGTGGCAAGTAAAACACGTCTATTCACAAGTTATTCACAGTAAGGAGATATCATGAAGGACATCGGGTGCTTGATGCGAGAGAAACGGGAAGCGTGGGAGCTGGCTCTGGAGCGTTATCAGCAGCTGCTCGCTCTGGAAGCGACCGGCAACATCAAGAGCCCTCCCATGTCCGGCATGCCATCCGGCGGAGGGGATGGAGATAAGACCTATAAGCTCCTAGATGACATCGAACGTGCAAGGCAGCGAGCCGCATCCCTTCGGGATGACTACCTGATGGCCAGGAATGTGCTGCTCGCACGGCTTCGCAGAGAGTTCGAGGATCCGCGCGATTTCAAAATCATCTGGCAATATGTCATAGAGGGCGAAAGCGCACAGAACGTCAGCCGATGGAATGATACTAGTGTGAATAACGTGTACAAACTCAAATCCAAATATAAAAAAGTGCTTGAGGCAGAAAAATATTTGTGATATGATATATTCAGCGAAAGCTATAGAGAGCTGTCGATCTCACTATAGTTTTCCTCCTTATTACATCTCTTTGAGTTGTGCCGGAAGAAGGATCGGAATGGATGAGCCGATCCTTTTTTCGTGCCTGTTTTATAGGGAGATCACGATGGATTACAAAACTAATGCGGAACCAAGAACGGTCGCGCCGGATGGTGCGGCTGTTTTTTGTCGCTACGATGAGCTGGTAGAAGTATCTGCCTTGAAGCCCAATCCGGGAAACCCCAACCAGCACAGCGATGGGCAGATAGAGCTTCTCGCAAAAATCATCAAGAGCACGGGTTGGCGCGCTCCGATCACCGTATCCAAGCGGAGCGGCCTTATTACAAAGGGCCATGGGCGCCGGATGGCTGCCATGCGCGCTGGTCTCAAGTATGCGCCGGTCGAATATCAGGACTATGCGAGCGAGGAAGAAGAACACGCTGACCTCCTAGCAGATAACCGCATCGCTGAGCTGGCGAACATGGACGAGGACAAGCTGACCGCCATGCTGAAAGAGATGCAAGACATGGCGGACGATTTCGACATGGATCTAACGGGCTATGACGAGGCGGCTCTGGCTGAGCTCCTGGAGGAGGAAGCAACAGCGGACGATACTACGGACAGAGATGTCCCTGAAAGTGAAGGCCCGGTGTTCACGAAACGCGGCGACCTGTGGTTCCTTGGAAGGCACCGGCTTCTCTGCGGGGATTCCACGAAGGCGGGAGAAGTCGAAACGCTGATGGGAGGCGACAAGGCGGATCTGTACTTGACAGACCCGCCGTACAATGTAGCACTCGGCATGGGCGGAAGCGTGGATGAAGCCAGGAAGAGACACCGCAGGACAGACGGACTGGTCATCATGAACGACAAGATGGAAGATGGCGAATTCCGGTCGTTTTTGGACGCGGCTTTCGGGTGTGCCAAGTCAGTAATGAATCCAGGAGCGTCATTTTATATCTGGCACGCGGACAATGAAAGCTATAATTTCCGTGGCGCCCTTCGCGATGTAGGGCTGACGCTCCGACAAACGCTGATATGGAACAAAAATTCGATGACGCTGGGGCGGCAGGACTATCAGTGGAAACACGAGCCGTGCCAGCCGGCGGGCACGATGGTGCGCACGCCAAACGGCGAGGTGCCAATCGAGTCTCTGAAGGATGGCGATCGTGTCGTTAGTTATGACAAGTACAGCGGCGTCCTCAAGGGGCTTCGAGATGGCGTGCCGATTCAGGTTGCATCGCGTCCTTATCATGGCACGTTGTATGGCGTTCGAATTGGTGACAAACAGACGTGGGCGACGGATAACCATCGCTTTACGGTCCGACTTCACGATGCAAAACGCAAGGTGTATTGCGTCTACCTGATGCGTCGCGGCAATTGGTGGCGCGTTGGCATTACCGAGACATACAACTCGCGTGGTTTTGGTCTCAAGCAGCGAATGCGTCAAGAGTTCGGCGAAGAGGCGTGGATTTTGACCACGTTTTCCAACCGTCTGGACGCCCAATGCGCCGAACAGCTCATCGCCGTGAAGTTCGGAATCCCATACACGCACTGGGAGGTTGAGCGAGGTTTCAAAGATCCGAAATACGAGACTCGCTCGAAAGAGCAAATCCAGTGGATTTACGACAACCTCGACCTTGATCTTCTTCGCCAGAACGCTGAGCGTGCGCTACGTGCTTATGGTCGAAGGATCGAATACCCGTTAATCACAACGGAGACGCGATCTCATCACATGAGCACTCGCGTCACGACCGATGTTCGGGCATGCAACCTGATCCCAGAGATCATGCAGTTGCCCGTTCCTTATGCGAAGTACGAGGGCGTCAAGACCTTCTCATGGCAGGCAATTGACGCTGTCGAAATGAAGGAGCACGACGGTCCTGTGTATTCGCTACAGGTCGAAAAGTACGAGCACTACGTCGCGGACGGGATCGTTACTCACAACTGCCTCTATGGGTGGAAGGACGGAGCTAGCCATAATTGGTATAGCGATCGCTCCCAGACGACCGTGATCGACATGGACAAGCCAAGCCGGAGTGCGGATCATCCGACCATGAATCCGGTGCCGCTCTTTGCTTATGAAATTCAGAACAGCACAAAGCCGGGGGATATCGTACTCGACTCCTTCGGTGGCAGCGGAACCACGCTTATCGCCTGCGAGCAGATGAATCGCATGGCTCGTCTAATGGAGCTGGATCAGAAATATTGCGACGTAATTATTCGGCGCTACCTCAAAGAGGACGGAGCAGCACAGTCCGACGTGTATGTGGAAAGAGATGGCCGGCGTATGAGCTTGGAGGAAGCATTGGAACAGGCTGGAGCGGTTTTATAGTAAGGAGGTGCCCCGGTGCGAAAGAGACCTGAATTGGCGTGGGAGCGCCAGCCCGGGGAGAGTGAAGAAGCGTATGCGGCTTTCACCGACTACTATAAGAATCCGAAACGCAGTCAGAAAAAGACAGCGAAGGCCGTCGGGAAGTCGGAAGCATTGATCTATCGGTGGAGCGTCCGATGGCATTGGAGCGAGCGAGCCCGGGAGTATGATAATGCACTCGTGCGAGAGGACTACCTAGCTACTATCGACGAGATTCGCAAGATGAACCGAAAACAGGCGGTTATCGGCGTTCTGCTGCAGACTAAGGGTGTTGCGGCCCTGCAAAAATTGAAGCCGGAAAAGCTGAACGCGAAAGAACTGATCCAATTCCTGATTCAGGGGACGAACATCGAGCGCCGCGCGCGCTTGTCGGATGTGTCTATCCAAAATAAGAAGAAGGCGCAGGAGGAGAGCAGTACTGAGTACGCGGATGACGGACTTTCTGCAGCGCTGGAAACGGCCGCGAAGAAAGTGTGGAAGCAATGAGGACGATCATACAGCCGGTGATCCGGTTCGAACGATTCTCCGTGAAGCAGCTGAAGGCTTTCACATGGTGGTGCAAGGAATCCCCTTATAGCGAGTACAACGGCATCATAGCTGACGGCTCTATCCGAGCGGGCAAGACGGTCGCCATGGCTATCAGCTATATACTTTGGGCCATGGCGACCTATGACCGGCAGAATTTTGCCATGTGCGGCAAGACTGTCGGCGCATTCCGCCGAAACGTGTGGAATTGGTTGAAGCCTGTACTGCAGGCGCGGCGCTATACGATCAGTGAATCACACTCCAGCAATACGATCATTTTAGATGACGGGAAGCGCGTGAACTATTTCTATATCTTCGGTGGCCGCGATGAATCCTCGCAGGATTTGATTCAGGGCATGACGCTTGCTGGAGTCTACTGCGACGAGGTCGCCCTGATGCCGGAATCATTCGTAAATCAGGCGACTGGCCGCTGCAGCATCCCGGGGGCGAAGATATGGTTCAACTGCAACCCGGAGAGCCCGATGCACTGGTTCCTGAAGAACTGGATCGAGAAGCAGGAAGAGAAGCGGATGCTTCACCTGCATTTCACAATGGAGGATAACCCATCGCTCACGCCTGCCGTGCGGCATCGTTACGAGACGCAGTATGGCAAGGGCGGAGTATTCTACGAGCGCTTCATCCTTGGCTTGTGGGTGATGGCGCAGGGGGCGATCTACAAGGATGCGTGGAGTGATGAGCTCTATATTGACAAGGAGAAGCGGGACTGGATCTACCTGAACCGGCGCCGTTTCCGCAGGTATATCTCGATCGACTACGGCACTGTAAATCCGATGGTGTTCCTAGACATCTGGGACGACGGGGACACATCCTACGTGCTTCGCGAGTACTACTGGAACAGCAGGGAGGATGGAAAGTATGAGAAAGACAATAGTCAGTACGGCGATGACCTCATGGATTTCGTGGGGGATATTGATTACCCTCCTTCTGCTGTCATTGTCGATCCGTCGGCCGAATCCTTTAAAATCGAGATGCGGAACCGTGGCCTACGTTCAAAGGCGACTGTCGATACCATCAATGCAGACAACAGCGTGCTTGAGGGCATCCGCTCCGTAAATAAGTTATTGACGCGCAGAAAGATCCGTTTCTATCGGCCGGATTGCCCCATGACCATACAAGAAATGACATCCTACTGCTGGGATGATAAAGCAATCCAGCAGAGCGGCAAGGAACGGCCGCTGAAGGTCAGGGATCACGCGCCAGACGCATTAAGGTATTTCGTAAACACTATTATTCGTTCGAGGAGGCTTGCTCATGCGTAAGCAGCGGGGAAAAAGAATCACACCGGCCAAGCCGCAGGTCATTAAATCGAGTGCCCGGGATGCATTCAGCAATGTGCTGGCGCGTCTGGGGACGGGGACGCCGAACCTCATGGAAGGGACGACCTACTCTCTCAACCGGCTCACGCGCGACTACGGCCTGTTGAATGCCCTGTATCGTGAGCACTGGATCATCCGGCAGATCATCGATATCATTCCGTCGGACATGCTGAAGAACTGGATCACGCTCACGACAGAGGTCAGCCCGAATCTGCTGAAGAAGGTCGATCTGGAACTGCGCAAGACGCAGCTGATCCAAAAATTGAAGCAGGGGCTACAGTGGGGACGCCTCTTCGGCGGTGCAATCGGTCTCATGATCATCAAAGGGCAGGGATATGACCTGTCCCGGCCGCTCGATCTTCGCCTCATTGTGCCGGGGGATTTCTGTGGGCTCATGGTATTTGATCGTTGGAACAGTGTAGACCCCTCTATCGAGCTGGTAGAAGATGTCACGGATCCGGAATTCGGACTGCCAGACTATTACACCATTACCGATAACACCAATGGAGCCATGTACAAAGTACACCATAGCCGTCTCCTGCGCTTTACCGGCGACGATCTTCCCTACTGGGAATCACAGGCCGAGCAGCAGTGGGGCGCGTCCGTCATTGAGTCCATCTTTGATGAGCTGAAAAAGCGCGACAATGTATCATGGAACATCGCACAGTTGACCTTTATGGCAAGCCTGCGTGTGTTGAAGATGGCCGACATGGGGCAGATGCTCTCGGCCACGGACGAACAGACCAAGGCGGAGCTCTATCGCACTATTCAGGCGCAAAATTGGCTCATGTCTAACATGGGCATGCAGATCATCGATGCCGGGGACGATATGCAGAGCCACCAGTACACATTCGGAGGCATCTCTGACACATACAAGCAATTCATGATGGACGTGGCAGGTGCTGCCCGCATCCCGGCGACAAAGCTTTTCGGTCGATCGCCGGAGGGCATGAATGCTACAGGGGAGAGCGACCTGCGAAACTACTACGATATGATCGCGCAGGAGCAGGAAGCGAAGCTCCGACCGATCCTGAACAAGCTGCTGCCGGTGCTGTGTATGTCCGTCTTCGGCGCCGTGCCGGATGACCTCGATTTTGAATTCGATCCCGTATCCGAGCCGTCGGATCAGGAGCGGGCCGATCTTGCCAAGTGCGGCACGGATAACATTGTCACGGCCTACAACGCCGGCCTCATTAGCCAGCGCACTGCGCTTCGAGAAATGAAGCAGCAGAGCAGCCGTACCGGCACATGGACGAACATCACCGACGAGGAAATTATGAATGCGTCGGATGAAATCGAGCCGCAGGGCGAGATGGGAGGATTCCCTGGCATGGACGGCGAGGAAGACGGCGATGGAGGCCCGGATTTGCCCCATGCAGGCCGCGGCGGGGAGGTGGGCGATAAACCACCCGAGGCACCCGGAAAGCCTCCACAGGCTCCAAGATCCGTAGGTGATAGCGATTGGGAAGAAGACAAACACCCGCGTGATGGAGATGGCAAGTTTACTTCTGGCGGCGGTGGCGGAAAGGAAAATGATTCACCAAGAAAGAAAAAAGCCCCGAAGTATACCAAAGAAGAAGGGTACAAAAATCAGATTGGTGAAGCGTTACCCGGAGAACACCATGGATATGAAGCTATTAAGGAATTAGTAAAGTATCAAAGTGGATATGTCCCAGCCGCATTTAGTAGAAGCGATATCGGCGATATTGCACTCCCATGGGGTGATGATTTCATGGGCCTGAAACACATCATTCAAGAACGAGCATCACAAGGAGTAAGTATGCAAGATTTTCTTCCGCAGTTAACTGATATCATTCAACAGGGGAATTTAACTGCTAGGAATGGGAGATTTTATATATCAAAGGACCATTATACAGCAGTCATATCTCCGACATATTTTGATGATGTGTTTACATTTTTGCTAACTGGATGGGATGATGATGTTCCGAAGCATACAAAAAAGCACTGAGGCGTCAGAAGCATGTACACTAATCTGACATTACTAAGCGGACAGACCAGATTGCTCCGCTAACCTAAGTGCTTTTCTTGGCTTCATTATATTCCTGTGAAAATAAGAAATCAACTGGATTCTTTAGAAAATAAGAGCTATCATGCGTCACGAAAGGTAATTTAGCTCAAAATAGGAGGAAAAGTATGGACCAGACGAAAAACAACATGGATCGAATCCGGGCCTTCGATGCGGAGGAAGGCGAGTGGCGTACCATCAACGGTGCGCATGTACTGATTAAAAACGGCCGCATTGCCAGCGGCGCTGGCGGGGCACTGAACGGGCAGACCTTTCGCGGTGGTTCTCTGAAGAAGATGCCGGCGGGTAGTAAAGGCATGGAAAGCGGCGCTTATGGGAGAAAGCTGAAGTCCCAGGCGAAAGAAGTGGCGGAGAAGAATCGGGCGGCTATTGCAAGGGCCAATGCCAAATACGACCGCAACAGAAATGAAAGACTTAAAATGATGGGGAAATTAATGGCAGAGGTTGCCAGGTCGCCGGCCGATGTCCCGTTCGACCCGATCGAGATGAGGTACAGAAATGCATATGAGGAATTGCAAAGAGAAAATATGAGGGAAGCTAGGGCAACGGAAGCTACTACTCACGCACTGAATCAGGAGATTTATGATTTAGAAGGGAAAGCAGCTCGCCATGAATCCCACCGCGGAGAGGTAGCAAGTCATGCGCAGCGTGCTCTCGAGCGATATCGCAAGAGCCGCGAGGCTGAGAAGGGCGGCGCGTCTGCTCCGCAGCAGAGTGCCCCGCATGCGACAAAACTCGGGCGCATGCAGCCGGGTTCTACGGCGGTCAATGCAGGCAAGGAGGCCAAGCGTCTCGACCATAATGCTCGGGTGTATCACCGGACAGCTCGGAGAGCAAGAGAGGCATATAATGCAAAAATGGATAAGGCTGGAGGCGAGCCAAATGCGATCGAGCAGAAAAAGAATGCTTATAAGGCGAAGTCCGATGAGAATGTCATCCGGCGTGACCAGGTTGCCGCAAGTGCCAAGGGACGGCTTTCCAAGTTGAGACAGCTCGCCAAGTCCCTCAAGGCGCGTAACCCCAATGCATTCAAAGGCTAAGGAGAAAAGTTGTATACAGATAGATTCAAACCGCGGCGATCGGTAGAGAAACGGTATGCCGCGGCGATCAACCGGATCATGGAAGGACTGCGAAGGCGCCTCACGGGTGCCAGCAGTCCTTTTCAAATGCTCCAGGTGCTGCGCGGCTTCGCGAGGTCGCCGACTCTGGATAAGGCCGCCCGCGAGGCAGCAGGCTCTATGGCCACAAGTCTCTTCCACGATGGGGCACGGAGCTGGCGTGAGGCCGCCAGACGCGGCTCCCGGGGCAGGGCTATATATTTACTACTGAAGAAGGAGCGATCCCACAGGAGCGAAATCAGCGCGATCGTGGAGCAAAATTCCAAGCTCATCAGGTCTATGACATCGAGGGTGGCGAGCAAAGTCGCTCACGAGATGGACAAGGGGCAGATGGAAGGGAAGCGGCCGGAGGAGCTCATGCATCAGGTGCTGGCGCGTTGGCCACAGCTGACGAGGGCGCATGCGCTTCTCATTGCCCGTACGGAGTCCTCGAAGGCGACCACTGCTTTGACGCGCGTCCGAGCAGAAAGCGCGGGGCTTTCGTGGTATGTGTGGAAGACGAGCAAGGATGCTCGGGTGCGAAGCTCGCACAGCCATATGGATGACGTCATCTGCAGCTGGAAAGACCCGCCGTCTCCCGAGAAGCTCCTTCACCAGAAGGACTATGGGCATTACGCCCCCGGGGAGATATTCAACTGCCGATGCTATCCGGCACCGCTCCTGGACTATGAGGACGTGTCGTGGCCGCACAAGGTCTACATGAATGGCCGCATACGCATGATGACGCTGGCGGCATTCAAAAAACTGAATGGAGGAGGCAGCCTATGAGGGCATACTTCGGGAGCCGTATCTCCGACCATATGATTCGTACACCGGAAGGATATCTGGTATGCAAGGATGTGCCGATTGCGCGCACCGGCATCCAGAATTACCGCGGTATGGAATTTGGCGGGACGGATCCCAATAAAATCTATAACATAGAGCGCCCGGAAGCTGAGGTGTTCAGCAAGGCCGCGCTCGCATCATTTGAAGGAAAGCCTGTGGTGGATGAACACCCGACGGAAGATGTGAAACCCGGGAATGTACTTCAGTACCTGAAGGGCACCTGCCGCAACGTACACCGCGGCGAGGGTGCCCTTTCTGATTGCATCGTTGCCGACCTCATTATCTATGACGACGATCTGATCAGGAAAATCGAGGATGGGAAGCGCGACGTGTCCTGCGGGTATGACTGCCTGTGGGATCCGAAAGACAGAGACACCTATGTGCAGCGGGAGATCCGCGGCAATCATGTGGCTGTCGTCAATCGCGGTCGCGCTGGCCATAGAGTTTCTATTCGTGATTCCAAAGGAGGAATGAAGAGAATGAGTACAAAAAAGAACAGCCTCTGGGGCCGTGTGCTGGCGGCCTTCGCCAAAGACGAAGACACCACCCCGGAAGACTTGGAAGCAGCGTCCAAGCTGAACCCGAAGGTGCAGGACGAGGATCCGGAACCGCCCAAGGATCCAGAACCTCAGCGCACGCCGGCGTATGATGCTCTGGATGCACGCCTCCGTCGTATCGAGGATGCGCTGGACGCTCTGGCAGCGGAACCGGAACCAGAGGATGGTTACGAGAAACCGCGGTCGGCAGAAGATGATGGTGAGGATTATCCAGATAATCCGGACGATGAACCGACTGCGCTGGATGCTCTGGAAGGGGAGCTGACAGGGGAGAGGAACCCAGAAGGCGCCGAGGATGATGGCGAAGAAGACGTGCCGGCTGAAGCGATCAATGCAGCACACGGCGAGGAAACTGAGGACGATGCAGGCTGCATCGATCCTGGTGATAAATACGATGATGCACAGGCTGCCAGAGACGCGGCGCTGGATATCATCGACGGGCTGAAGCCGGTCATTGCAAAGCTCCCTTACCGCCAGCGCCAGAGAGCGGCGGACTCCATGGCAGCGCTCCTTCGCTCGAATCTGCCGGACCGCCAGTATGCCGGCCTCATGCGTGCGCAGCAGAATGGACACAGCGCTCGCGATTCGGATCCGATTATGGATGACGAAGAGTACGGCCGCATGATCCGCGACAAGTATAATCCGCATTATAAGAAAGACTAAGGAGGACATCACCATGAGTGGTAAAGCTATTGGTATTTCAATGAATTATGGGTTCCCGGGCACCTACGCCCGCACCCCTGACCTGATCACTACGTCCCGCCAGCTGAAGGCAGGCTCTGCCGACGTGCCGTTCGGTGCTTGCCTGCAGGCGAATGATGACAACACCTACTCCCCTATCGGCGCTGATTTTACGGCGGACAAATTCGGAGGGGTGGCGCTTCGCGTCATCAAACAGGCGGTGGCCTATGATGATCAGAATCACACCGCATATCATGCAAAGGACATGATCAATGCCCTGAACCGCGGTGCCGTCGTCGTGACCTGCAGCAATGGCACTCCGACCGCTGGCGGCAAGGTATACGTTCGCATCAAGAAGAACACCTCCGTCGTGGATGGTGTGATTGGCGGATTCGAAGCGGCGGCAGATGATGAAAACTCCATCCTGCTTCCGAATGTCCAGTGGACGAACGGCTATGTAGACGCAAACGGCGTGGCAGAAATCACCATTCTGACCCGTGCGAACGCCTGATTACGAAAAGGAGGATAATTGATTATGGGTAATGGAGTTTCTTTTTTCACTCCTAACAAGGAAATGGCCGGCCGTGCCAGCATGGCCATGATGCAGGGCGGTCGTCAGGTATACGGCATGCCGGGCGCTTTCTATGGGAAAGGATTTGACTCTGCCGTGGCTTCTGGCATGGCCTACATCACCGGCGAGCTCGAAAAGATGGATCCGAAGGTTCGTGAGCCGCTCACCAGCGTCACCTGGCAGCGCGATATGGTGGCAAAGACCGGAGGCGGATGGGTAGAATACACCTCCACCTACAACGTAGACTACGGCACCACGGGACCGAATGACCTCTCTATTGTAGGCACCGCGTCCAACACGATCCCCGTCATGCAGGTCAGCACAGAAAAGAATCTGTACAAGGTATTCACCTGGATGCACATGATGCGCATTAACTTCGTGGATATGGCGAAAGCCAAGCAGATCGGCCGCAGTCTGGAGGATATGCTGAATAAGGGCATCCGACTCAACTACAACAAGTCTCTGGACATGAACGTCTACAAAGGCTTTGAGAAGCTGGGGACGACCGGCCTTGTAAACGATCCGAATGTCGTGGTCGCAACCGCAGACAATGGTGCATCCGGAAAGGCGACATGGAAGGATAAGACTCCGGATGAAATCTTGGACGATATCAATCAGGCAATCACCGCAGCATGGGTGGCTTCCGAATACGACCTCGATGGTATGCCGAATCACATCCTGATCCCGCCGCAGCAGTACACCCTGCTCGTGACGCGCAAGGTTTCTGAAGCCGGCAACTGCTCTCTGCTGGAATACCTGATGAATAACAACATCGCAAAGAATCAGGGACGTTCGATTTCCATCTATCCATCCCGTTGGTGCATCAAGGCTGGCGCTGGTCAGACCGACCGCATGGTAGCGTATGTGAATGATGAGGACAAGGTCAACTTCGACATCACGGTGCCGATTACACGCGCCATGTCCTCCCCGAACCTTTCTGCAGCGGCCTACGATACCCTCTACGCAGCGCAGATCGGGCAGGTGAAGTTTAACTACTATCAGCCGATCCGTTACATCGACGGCATCTGATTTCTAATACCGGAGGAAACCATGCTTATTATTTCCAAGAGAAAGTTCATGTTCAAAAATGTCATCGGTGGTTCCTTCATCACCAAGGGAGGCGGCATTCTGGAGGAAGCTCCGGACTGGATCCGAGAAACCATCCTCTATGACCTCGCCCTCTCTGATGGAGACATCATCGAGGTCAAGGGAAACGGCAGCGACAAAGATGCTGAAGCGGCTCTGGCCAAGACTGAAGAAACCACGATAGAAGAAACTACAGCGGAAGATGAACCGGAAGCCGAATCGCCGGTCAAGACCGCGGGTAAAGGCGGCAAAAAGGGCACCGGTAAATCTGAAAACAAATCCAAAGAATAGAGGTGACTGTCAATGATCGGGATCGTTTCGCAGGCTTCGAACATTAAGAAAGAAGGACATCCGGAGTACACCAAGGAGACGTTTCTTCTGTTGTACCCGCAATTCAGAGGCGTGCTTCCGGATGCGGCACTGGACATGTACGTACACCTCGGACTGTCCTGTGTCAATTACAGGCGCTTCAACCGGATGTGGAAGGCGGCGATCGGTTTATTCATCGCCCACTTCTGCACTCTGTACCTGCAGTCCATGCAGCCGGAAGGGGCGGATGCATCGCAGGTGCTGGCATCTGCTTCCTCAGCAGGTATGGTCACCAGCGAGAGCGCTGACGGCGTATCCTACTCAAGGGACGGATCGGCGCTCAATGACCTGAATGGCTGGGCGGCCTTCAAGATGACGACGTTCGGCGTGCAGTTCGCCACCATGGCGAAACTCGTAGGGAGAGGCGGGATGTATGTATGGTGAATGCGAAAGTGGAACACAAGGAGTACAACGGCGGCATTTCCGGGCTCTTTGAACGTCTGCGCGGCTTACAGAAACGGCATATCTATGTCGGTATTCCGCAGGCAAAGAACAGCCGCAAAGGTGAGGAGATCGGCAATGCGGAGCTCCTCTACATTCACACCCACGGCATCCGCCGGCGTCCTATGATCGAAGAGATGGATCAGAACATGGCTCGGGGGCTCAAGTATTCCGCTGCCTTTTCGCTCTACATCCAGTCTCATGGATCGCCTCTCTGGCACTCGCCGCCTCGACCGGTCATTGAACCGGCGCTTGCGGCCAACAAGGTCAGGATCGCAGCCGAATTTAAAAAGATATATCAGGCCACGGCATCCGCCGATGGCGATAGGGTGGAGCGTGCCATTACACGGACGGGACTTCTCGCGCAGAATGTATGTCGCGAGTGGTTCGATGATCCGAGAAACAACTGGCCAGCCAATTCGCCCGTCACCATCGCAAAAAAGAAGAGCGATAAGCCTTTGATTGATACCGGCGCGATGCGAAAGGCCATTACCTATGTGGTTAGGAGTGATTGACTATGATTAACCTGGCCACAGTGATCCACTCTCCGATGCTCTCGCAGGGCATCACTATCAAGCGGTCCTCCGGTATTTGGGAAGATGGGGATTTCGTCTCTGGCACGAAATCCCCATCGACCCTTCATTTACGCGGAATCGTGACGGTAGCAAGTGCTCGAGACCTCAGCATGGTTCCGGAAGGCGACCGGCAGTCCGGCGCTATGAAGGTGCTGACAACGGAGCGCCTGTACGTGACAGGTGAGATCAATGATTCTTCGAATTTTTCTGATATCCTCGTATGGCGCGGAGAGGAGTACCGTATCTATTCAGTCACTCCCGACGCGGACTATGGATTCTATAGATCAATCGCTATGAGAGTACTTGGGGAGGTGCCTGATGTCTAACCTTACACGGAAGGAAATCATGCGGCTATTCTACAGAGCGACCATGGCCGCGATCGGGGAGGATCCGGATAAAAAGTACAGGACCTTAAAGCCGCCTGTTCGTCTGACTTACAGCACCTTTGGAAAGCCTGACTGGACGGTGAACGATGATGTCATTTTTCTTGCGTTCCATGATGCGGGAGGTGATGAGACCACCCAGCCGATCCATGAAGTATGGGAAGACGCTGGGCGTGATCTCATCTGCCGGCATTATATGAATCGTGTGTTGCAGATTTCTTTTACGGCCTATGGGCCGAATGGATACGATCATCTTCTGGAGGTCAAACATGCCTTCCTTGACGGCTCCGACGTACTGCGGAAAGCCGGCATCATGATCATCCCATCTGCAGAGACACCGCAGTACGTTCCCGAGAATTACCAAAACATGTGGTGGGACAGGGCAGACCTAACACTCCGCTTCAACTACCTCATGCGTTGGGATGAGGACGTGAAGGCCATCGAGAAGGTGCCGGTGACTATCCACGCCAACCCGCCCGGCGAATCGCACCGCGTCCAGACGGACAGCGGAATTATCATCAAGAAAGGATAAAATATGCAGCTTGATTTAAAAACAATCGTCAATGTGCAGGTCAATCTGGCCTCTCGCTCGGCTGCCAGAAAAGGTTTCAATGTGGCACTGATCCTTGGTCCTAGCACGGCCATCAGCACAGGCGAACGCGTCAAAATCTACACCAGCGTTGCCGCCATGCTGCAGGATGGATTCACTACGGATACACCAGAATATACGGCAGCGTCGCTGTATTTTTCCGCGACCTCCGGCCCGACCAAGCTGGCCGTCGGCGTCAAAGGGAAAGAAGAATCGTTCCTCGCTGCGGCTAAGGCCTGCCGAGAAAAGAATGGGGAATGGTATGTTCTGATCCCGCTTGAAGCCAAAGACGCAGATATCCTGCAGCTTGCAGAGTGGGCAGAGGCGGCCAGCCCGGACACACTCCTCGCATATACCACATCTGACGATTCGAACCTGTCTAATACTGTAACAGGCAAAGTGGGCGAGCAGACTGACGCCATCTTTAAGCGCCTGAAATCAAAGAATTACAGACGCTCCTTCGGTATGTACAGCGGCACCAGTCATGCCGTCGCTGCCGTCATGGGCTATGCGATGGGGCAGAATACCGGCCTCAATAATTCCGCCTTCACGCTTGCTTACAAGAAACTGCCCGGCGTCGTGACGGACGACCTGTCCGAAACGCAAGTACAGTATGTGTGCGGGGATAGCGAGACTGCAGGCGTGAACGGCAATGTGTATGTGCGCCGCTCGGATGCCTACGACGTCCTGCAGGAAGGATGCATGGCGGATGGTTCGTACTTCGACGAAGTCCTGAATCTCGACATGCTGAAGAATGAAATCGTGCTGTCGGTCATGGATCTCCTGACCAGCCAGCCGAAGATTCCGGATACGGAGCCCGGCGTAAACAGCATCGTGGCGGTCATCAATACCGCTTGCGAAAAATTCGTCAATTCCGGATTCATCGCACCTGGTGTATGGAATGGCGGCACTGTGCTCACCCTGAAGAATGGCACCACGCTCGATGCAGGCTATATCGTACTTTCCGAGCCGGTCGCCGACCAGTCGCAGGCTGATCGCGATGCGCGCAAGGCGCCTCCGATCTACGTATGCATCAAGACTGCCGGTGCTATCCATTATGTGACCATTGCGGTCAACGTCAATCGCTAGGGAGGTGAAAAAGTATGAACGGAGCTTTAACTACCTACTCCTTCTCGGACGTGGTCGGATCGATCCATTGCGGACTGATGGAGGACTACGTATTTACCGGTAAAGGCGTGGGATCGATTACGATCTCTAAGTCGACGGAGCGCACCGTGCATGACATTGCGGCCGACGGATCGGTCATGGTATCCAAGGTGCCGGGCAACAACGGCACGGTCAGTATCGAGGTGCAGCAGTCCAGTCCGCTTAATGAATGGCTGTATGCATGGTTCCAGAAATTATGGAATTCTCCCACCTCTAAGTGGGCCAGCACCACCATCTTGATCCGAAACGGACATCTGGGGCGTACCCACGTCTGCGTCGGAGTGTCTCCCTCTAAGGAATCTGACTCGACTTACCAGGCGCAGGGCAACCGCGTGACGTGGAATCTCATGTGCGCAGATATCGTGAATAACCCGATCTAATGTGAAGCATTTTTTATACCGGAGGAACCATAATGCTGAAACAGAAGACAAAAGTGATCGAAGCGGGCGGCGCTAAATACCGTCTGGGGAAGATGGATGCCCGTTCTGCATCCTATTTGGCCATGAAAGCGGCGGCGGTGATCGCGCCGGCTCTTTCTACTGTCAAGGGCATGAATAAGCAGGATGCCATCACGGCTGCGGCCAATGCGCTTCCCTCTATGCCCCGTGAGGAATTCGATGAAATTCAGACCATGCTGCTCCGAACTGTCGTGAAGCTTGTCGAGACGAATGGTGTGGATATGCCGGTGCCGGTCATCAAGGCGGATGGATCGTTTACCGATGAGGATCTCTGCTATGACGCTCCGACAGTCATGCAGCTCTCGGTACAGGCGCTGATGTTCAACATCGGCGATTTTTTTCAAGGAGCCGGCCTGATCCAGAAACCGGCCAAGTAACAATGCCTTTTGAACCATGTACCTATCCGACTATCGACGCCTTCGCGTATGCGCCGGTGGCCGCCGGTATGTGGCGGCAGCACGAAGTGTTTGATGGGACATATGACTTTGACGATTTACTCGACGCGCATGAAATCATGGCAGTAAAGGCCATCAATGCGAAGAGAGCCCAAGAAGCAGCGGAAAGGAGAAATCGATGAATCCAGTCGAAACGATGGGGGAATACCTGGTCAAACTGTCTGCGGACATTGATACCAATTCCTTTAATGCCGCCATGGCTGCACTGAATCAGCTCATGAATGCCCTGAAGAACATCAAAGGCCTTGCGGTGGCTGCTGCGGCAGTGACCGGATTTGCGGCGATCGGCAAGGCGGCCATCGATACCATCAAGAGTGTGGCCGCGGCCGACATGCAGTTCAAACGGCTGGCGAATCAGATGTGGATCACCAAGGACAGCGCCAAGGCGCTCTCTACGGCCATGAAGGTCATGGGTGTGTCCGAGGAAGATCTGGCATGGATCCCGGAGCTTCGCGAGCAGTTCTTTAGGCTTCGAAGTGAGATGAACCAGCTGGCCACGCCGATCGACGCCGACCGGCAGCTGAAATGGATCCGAGAAATCGGATATGACATCCAGTCGCTGCAGGTGAAGCTGAAAATGCTGAAGGAGTGGGTAGCCTACTATCTCATTAAATACCTACAGCCATTCATTAAAGAGTTTCAGCAGTTCATCCAATGGCTGAACGACAAGCTCGGGAAGAACATGCCTCAGATCGCGAAGAAAATCGCGGAGTTTCTAGGGCACGTCGTGTCCGTCGGGCTGAGTGCACTTAAAGTATTGAAGTCTGTCATCGGCACCGTCTATCGCTTTATAGACGGCCTTCCTGCGAATGTGAAAAAGTGGGGAGCGATCTTTGCGACGGTCGGGGCCTTTATCATGGCCGGTCCTTTTGGTAAATTCCTGATCGCGATCGGCGGGGCTCTGCTGCTCCTCGAGGACTTCGTCTACTACATGAATGGGTGGAAGTCGTCTAAGACGCTCGCTCCTGTGTGGGAGAAACTGCTGAATTTCTTAGAGGGGGATACGCTCTCCACTATCTCCGATTCCATCAAGGAAATCCTGAAAGTCATCGCAGACTACCTCGATTACATCGTGACCAAATTCGTAGAAGGCATTGATTGGGATGGTATTCGTGAGTCCTGGTCAGATGGGCTTTCCGAGTTGAAGGACGGTGTTGGGGATTTATTCGACGCCATCTCTGACCTTTTTGATACCATCACCAAGAACACCGACGAGAAGGCGAAGTCTCGCCAGCGGTCATTCTGGACATCCATCGGAGAATTCATATCTTGGGCTTTGAAGGACCTCGGCCGAATGGCCGGGATGGTCGGGAAGCTCATCGCTTCCATTGCCCTATGCCTTCGCGGCGATTTCGTGGGGGCTGTCAAGCTCCTCGGTGTCGTCGTTCAATCTGCGGCTAAGAACAGCCCTTGGGGGCGCATTCTTAGTGGTGTATTTGCATCTTCTGCTGATGAGAAAGCAAATACAGCGGCCGCGATGAACATACTCACGAAGGACGGTGGGTTCACGAAAGAGGCAGCGGCCGCGGCTATCGGTAATTTCTCTGCAGAGTCGAATGTAGATCCTAACAACGTACAGAAAGGCAGCCAGGAGGAGAAGGGAATCTACTTGCGGCGCCTCCTTAATGGCGATATGAGCCGGGATGAATTTGTAAACGACGGTGTCGGATTTGGCCTTGCGCAGTGGACAGATGCAGGAAGAAAGGGAGCACTCTACGATTTCGCCATCGAGCAGGGGCGGCCCATCAACGACCTGCGCCTTCAGCTGGCCTTCTTCATGAAGGAGCTTGAGGAAGATTACGGCGACCTGTACCAGGAAATGAAGACGACGGACGATGTGGACAGCATGACGCGCCGACTGCTTCATGAGTACGAAGGACCGGAGGATCAAGGTTATGGCGTGCAGGTGGATCGCGCAAACAGGGCGCAGAGGGCATACGATAACAATTTTGTAAGTACAGCCTCCTTCGCAGTAAATCCTAACAGCTACGCAGCAACGGCTGGTGCAGGAAGTAATGGATTCGTACAGACCGGCTATAGCGGCGGGAGCAGCATTTCATTCGGAGATATCCACGTGAATGTCACGAATAGCAATGCCTCAGCCAAGGACATCGGGAATGCAGTCGCTGATGCCATTTCTACGAGGTATCAGAGAGGGGTGCTGGTATGAATATCTTAGGATCTCTGGGCGGCGGCGCGCATCTCGGTCTGGGTAATCTGACCGGCATGACACTCGGGAACCTAAATTCGGTGCTGATCGGCGGGACGGCTACGCTGCCGTCCAAGGAAATGTTTCTTGGAGCCGCGTTTCAGGATGGGTATTTTCCCCGCCAGTGGGCGTCCGGGACGCATGAACAGGGCGAGCTCATCTACTGCAAGACGAACATCGCCGGATTCTTTTTCGATGCCGTGCTGAACGTGTCCACGGAGCATACCGCTGTCGTGACATCGCATCCGGTACAGACCGGAGCGAATATCTCGGATCACATGTACTTAGAGCCGGTACAGATCACCATGGAAATCGGCATGAGTGACTGCATGGCCTCCATGGTGCGCGGCCAGTGGGTGGGCGCCTATACGAAGTCCATCTCTGCATACCGCAAGCTCTGTGAGCTGCAGGCGGCGCGTATCCCCTTCACTGTACTAACGCGTCTTAACCAGTATCAGAATATGGTCATCCGCTCGATTTCCGTCAACGATGACGCCAGTACGCTATACGGCCTGCGTGCCACAGTCAATCTGCAGCAGCTGATCCTGGCAAATGTCACGACTGAAAAAGTCTCTGCTCGAGAATGGACAAGCGGGGATGGAACGAACCGCGGAGAAGTCCAACCGACGCCGGAGCCCACATCGACCATCCGAGCCATGGAAGACGCATCGAAAGGGGGCGATGGCTGATGGCATACTGCAGAATACCATTGACTTGTCAGCCGCAGTCTGTACAGACATTCAAGCTCACGCTGGAGGGTGGTAAGCGGAATATCAACATCAAGCTCGTGCTCCGGTATATGGATCTGTATGATACGTGGATCGCCGCGATCTATGACAACAGTACGGGAGACCTTTTAGTGGACATGATGCCGCTGGTATGCGGAGTGAATCTCCTCGGCCAATACAGGCATCTTTCTATCGGGGATGCATACATTGTGCCTATTTCCGACACGCTCATCATGCAGCCGGACAACAAGACACTTGGGACGACCTTCGTTTTAATCTGGGGGGATGCATCATGAGTTTTGCGAGTGCTGCCCTTGGGGCGGCGGTAGAAACCACGCTAGCTAAGCAGTGGGGCGCGGACAAGGCGAATTCCAATGCCAAGCCGAAACTGACGCGACCGAACGGCGCGCTCTGGCTTAGAAAGTATAAGATACTGGTCACAGATAAGAACGATGAGGAAGCGCTGAACGTGTCCGACCTGCACTGCACCTTCGAGGTGCACAAGAAAAGAGACCGGGGAGGTTTCTATGCCATCGTCCGTATCTATAATTTGAATTCCGACACCGAGGATAAGCTGGTCATGGAAGGAGACCGGCTGATCATCGAGGCGGGGTATCAGGCGGAGCAGACGGAAACGTCCAAGGATGATGCAGGCAATGAGGTCAAGACGACCGTCGACTTGCAGTATGGTAAGATATTCGATGGGAAGATCATATGGCCATCGCGATCGCGCGATTCTAATACAGACTACGTCCTAACGCTCATGGCCATTGATGGGGACCAGCAGCTGAACCTTAATTTCATCTCCAAGACAGTGAACCGCGGACTGAATTCCCGGAAAATTATCGAGACTGTGGCGAATGACAGTGAAGAGAAGACGCCGGTGAATCAGGTATCGGATGGACTGTCGGATCAGGCGCTGCCAAGGGGCAAGGTGTTCTTTGGTCGTCCCTATGACTATATCCAGAATGTGTGCCGTGGTAACGCGGCCTCTTTTTATGTAGAAGACGGGAATCTAAACATCGTCCGACTGCAGGATGTGGGAAAGGATGAAGCGATTGTAGTATCCCCGGAGACGGGACTTGTCGGTACGCCACAGCAGGTGCAATTCGGGCTGTCATTCAAGATTCTTCTGAACCCGGCCATCCACCTGCAGTCGCTCATCAAACTAAAAAACGTACAGGCGAATGAGGCGAGCGTGACACCCGGCCAGCAGCAGGCTCCGCTGGATGATGATTGGATTTACCAAGTCATGGAATTGACGCACGTCGGAGATACCAGAGGGAATGACTGGTACACGGAAATTCAGGGAATATCCCGTTATGGGAAGGGCTCGCTGGCGGCCTTATTGGGGAACAGTGGACAGAATGGGAATGGGGTGTGATAAATGATACCTTTGACAGAGCTTGCGCCCGACAGGCGCCAAAATAGCGAAAATTTCGCTCGCGAGAGGGAAAACAATCTGCGCGTGGCCTGCCCGGGGATCATCCAATCGTTTGATCCGAAGGAGCAGACGGTCACTGTGCAGCCTGCAATCCGAGAAAAGCGGCTAACCCCGGAAGGGGAAGAGCGCTGGGTGGATCTCCCCCCGCTCGTCGATGTCCCCGTTGTATTTCCAAGAGCGGGTGGCTATGTGCTGACCTTCCCGGTTAAGCCGGGCGATGAATGTCTGGTCATCTTTGGAGATGCCTGTATGGATGCGTGGTGGCAGTCTGGCGGTGTGCAGAATCAGATCGACTGCCGCCGACATGATCTCTCAGACGGCTACGCTATCCCCGGGCCATGGAGTCAGCCTCGCACCATCCCGGGGTACAGTACCGGCTCCGTGCAGCTCCGAAATGAATCCGGATCGGCGTATGTGGAAATCGCTGGCGATACCATCAACATCGTCGGCGGCACCATCAACATCAAGGGAGGAACGGTGAATATAAATTGAGTCAGGCGACACGACTGGGAGACAAAGACACTGGACATGATGCCTGCCCGCCGACGGCGCTCATTACTGCGTCCTCGGATGTGTTCATCAATGGCAAGGGGGCGGCTCGCGTAGGGGATATCTATGCGCCTCATGGCTGCTCCATACACGCGGCACACTCCGGGGCGATTTCTTCCGGGAGCAGCACCGTATTCATCAATGGGAAGCCAGCTGCCCGGGTGGGGGACAGAGTTTCCTGTGGCGGGATGGCTGCCGAAGGCTCTTCGAATGTGTTTATAGGAGGCTAGCTATGATTTACCGCATGTTAGACGCCGATGGTGACTACGTATTCGGGAGGAGCAAGCATGCTTATCTCGAAGGAGTGGAAGCTGTCGCGCAGGCCATCAAGACACGACTCCGCCTGCTCTATGCGGAGTGGTGGGAGGATCGAGAGGACGGGCTGCCCCTTTTTGAGAAGATTCTGGCATCTTCTGGCAGCCAATCAAACACAGCGGCGGTGGATTTCCTTTTCAAGGAACGCATCTCCGGGACGAAAGGTGTGCTCTCGATTCTTGGCTACGATTCAAACTATGACAATGACACTCGAAAATACACGTTCCGCGCCGTGGTAGAGACCATGTACGGATCGCTCATTATATCGAATCTGGGAGGAACAGAATGAGTTACTTTGCTCCTTACGTCGACGGATCCGGACTTCACATGCCGACCTATCAGGATATTTTGGACGACATGATCTCAAGCATGAAAAAGATCTACGGATCGGACATTTACCTTGGAAACGATAGTGCGGATTATCAGTTTCTGTCCATACTCGCATTGAAGGTGGCCGACAGTTACCAGGCGGTGCAGTATGCGTACAATTCCCGAAGCCCGACGACTGCGATCGGGGCGGCGCTCGACTCCGTAGTCAAGCTGAACGGCATTTATCGGAAACCTGCAGGTTTCTCGACCTGCGAACTCTACATCACGGGCACGGCCTTCACGGAAATCAAAAATGGTAGCGTCAAAGATGCCACTGGGAATGTGTGGAATCTGCCGGCATCTGTGGTGATCGGATCGGACGGCAGCGTGCTTTCCACAGCCACCTGCAGCGTCGCTGGCGCCATCACAGCACTCCCGGGAGATATTACGCAGATCAACACACCGACGATGGGATGGAAGGCTGTCGAAAACAAAGTGTCAGCCATCCCCGGCAATGCTGTCGAGACGGACGGCGAGCTTCGTAATCGGCAGACCATTTCTGTATCGAACCCGTCTCAGACCATGCTGGCCGGGACGCTGGGCGCACTCCGTGCACTGAAGAATGTGGCGCGCGTGTCGGTTTACGAGAATGACACCAATCTCTCGTCCGTGGATGAGGAGAATAACCCATTCGGGCTTCCGCCGCACTCAATCACCTGCGTAGTCGAAGGTGGAGATGATAACGAAATCGCGGAGGCGATTCTTTATCATAAAGGAATTGGCTGCTATACGAATGGCACGAAGGTGGTCAAGGTCAAAGACCAGAATGAATACATCAACACCATTCGATTCCATCGGCCAATCTATGTGCCGATCCATGTGCACGTGAAGATTAAAAAGTACAACGGCTATATCTCCAGTCTGTCATCGACTGTAAAAAGTGCGATTTACGAATACATCAAAGGACTGGAAATCGGGCGTGACGTGTCCATTTCTATGCTGACCGGCGTCGTTGTGGGCTGCAATCCAATCCCGAGCAAGCCGCTATTTGGCATCTCTTCCATCACGATCGGCCGCTCGTCCGGATCCATGGCAGCGGGAGACGTCGATATCAATTACAACGAGGTGGCAAGCCCCGACTATAGTTTCATCGAGGTAGAATCATGATTACACCGACGAAGGAATACTACAGGGAGCTTATCACTTCGGAATATCGCCTTGCTCCGCGCTTCAATGACATGGTACGAAAGATGGTGGACTATAACTGCAATCTGGATACATTCATTCTGAAGGTCGTGGAAATGTTCGACTTGGAAACCGCACATGATGACCAGCTCGATATCATCGGTTACTGCGTCGGTACGTCTCGAGATCTGGACTTTGAACCAACGCCGATTGGCCGAGGAGACATCATCTGCCCGACACCGGAAGAGATGGAAAAGGACAGCGGCGATGAATCGGTCTATACCGTGTACCCGACGCCAACCCCGGTGAATATGGCGGAATCAGACTTTATTAAAGGTTATGCCCCAGCGGATATCGAAGACGCTCCCCTGATCACGGACGCCGTCTTCCGCACGATGATCAAAGCAAGAATCGTGCAGAATGTGTGGAAGGGGAACGTACTCGATCTTTACGAAATGTGGGCGAATCTGTTTCCGGAGAATCTGGGTATACAGATCCAGGATCTGCAGAACATGTCTTACAATATCGTACTGGTTGGTCAGTACACAGGTCTCATGCGCGAGCTCATCATGCATGGTTATATCATCCCTAAGCCGGAAGGCGTCCGGATTAACGCACTCGCCTTTATCGATACAAGCGGCATGCCGATCTTCGCATACGATTACAACACGCTCAACTATAGCGGCTATAAGTCACATTGGCTGCAGGTTAAGAAAACGGAGGGGTAATAAATGGCCAAATCTAATTTTAAGGTATTTGCGGAAGGCGTGGCCCCCGCAAATATCCAGTCAGACTATGAATACGAGACAGACACACAACGCGTCTCCGGCGTGGTTCCGGGCATTGCTGTTCCTTCGCTTCACAACAAGATTTATAAGCAGGCTACGATCATGGCTGCGGCCATAGCGCAAGTCATCGTACAAGCCGGATTCGATGCGATGGATGACGACTATACCGGCCTCGTCTCAAATCTACGTAAAACTTTCGTAGGCTCGGTGAATGGCATCAAACCGGATGCGAATGGGAATATAGACCTCACGTCCGTCCTTGAGAACATCCGGCGAATGACCTATCCAAGGATCGGCGACGTCATCATGACAAAGAATCCCGAAAATCCATCCGTTAAATACACCGGCACGACATGGGAACTTCTTGAAGAAAAGACCTTTATTATGTCCGCTGGGAATACTGCAAAAGTGGGCGAAAAGGGTGGAAGCAATACTCACACGAGTACTGTATCCGAGATGCCATCGCATACCCATGGATATACGATGGGTTTAGCAGGCGGGCATGACCATGATCGCGGGAATATGGAGATTTTCGGAGAGCTTCCACTCCCAACACACACAGGACGATGGGATCGTTATGTGAGAGGCGCATTCTGGACCGAAGGGGGAAATGGCGGGAGCAAAAGTCATGAAATAGAAGGGAGCGACTTCCCCGAATCAGGGCGTTGGTGGGACATCACATACGCTAATTTTTACGCTTCCCGTGCTTGGACTGGCCGCACATCATATGCGGCAGCACATAATCACTCTCTTTCGATTAATTCCGCAGGCAGTGGACAGGCATGGGATAGCCGTCCGAAGTACATTGCATTATACATTTGGATTCGAACAGAATAAGGAGGAATCATGGCAGTAGAAACGAATGCGCGTATAGAATTTTCCGTCGCCTCTGTAGAAGAATGGGAAAAAGTAAATCCCAAACTCCACCAGGGCGAGCCCGTCTTTGCAAAGAAACCTAGCGGCAAATATATTCTGAAAGTCGGTGCTCCGGGAGGGAGTACATACAAAAATGCTGTCGTCGTATGGGATCAGGACGATGCGGAAACAAAAATGACAAGCACACAGGAGGCTGCTGCGCAGGCACTCGCATCCAAGAATGCAGCGTCCGCGAGCGCGAGTGCGGCCAAGGTGAGCGAGAACGCTGCTGCCGCATCCAAGAGTGCAGCCGCAAAGAGCGAAGCGAATGCCAAGACTAGCGAGACGAATGCAGCCGCCTCCAAGGCCTCCGCTGCGAACAGTGCAAGTATCGCCAGCGCCAAGGCGACAGCGTCCGCCAATAGCGCTAGTGCAGCGGCCACCAGTGAGACGAATGCCGCAAAGTCGGCAAGCGCAGCGGCGACCAGCGAGAAAAATGCATTAAGCAGTGCGAGTGCGGCCGCAATGAGTGCCGGAAACGCCAATAGCAGTGAGACGAATGCGTCCGCGAGTGCGAGTGCGGCCAAGTCGAGTGCGAGTGCGGCCAAGTCGAGTGAGAATGCTGCTGCCGCCTCCAAGAGCGCAGCAGTAACGAGCGCGGAGAACGCCAAGATTAGCGAGACGGAAGCTGGTAACTCAGCAGTACTCTCTAAGAAGTGGGCTGTGTCTTCTACGTCTCCAGATGGAGAAACTGCTAGTAAGTCCTCTAAGACTTGGGCTGAGGAGGCTAAGGTTTATGCATATAATTCTTCAAATTATGCTGATGCTTCTCAGGATAGTGCAACAACAGCATCCACATATGCAAATAAGGCTATGGGATATGCAGAAGCCCCTAGAGGACAAGCACCTAATGGAAGCACCTCTGCTAAAGTATGGGCTGAAATTGCTGGGGTAAAAGCAAATTCTGCTGCCTCTTCTGCTTCTGGTGCATCCACTAGTGCGTCTAATGCGAAGATAAGTGAAACAAATGCAGCTAAGAGTGCTAGTGCAGCAAAGCAGAGTGAAGAGAATGCAAAGACGTGGGATCCTACTCAGTACGTCAAGTCCGTTACAGAATCGAATGGTAAGATAACTGTCACCAAAGGTGGGGGAAATAGCACTATTATCAATTTAATAGACACATTCTATCCTATTGGAACTGTGTATATGTCTGCTGATAAGACTAAAACGAAAGCAGATTTCCCCTTTATGCAATACGGCACATGGGAAGAAGTACCTGCTAACCTCTGCTTACAGACAGGAAACACAAGTGAAGTAGGGACACAGAGAGGTGCGGGGTTGCCGAATATTCAAGGATATAGTCCGACACATTTTTTCTCCAATCTATCTGATTTAGAGGGAGGGTATAAACCGAACGCAACATATAATATGGGGGCTATACTTCTTAGGACATGGACCGCCCGTTCTAACATACGGTCAACTACAGGTAGCTTATATGATGGTGCAATGGAATTTAATGCTTCTAAATCTAACCCCATTTACGGTTCTTCTAATACTGTTCAGCCACCTGCATACATGATAAGAGCTTGGGTGAGAACAGCATAATTTGAAAGGAAAGGTGATTATCATGGGCCCTGAACGAAGGGTGGTTAAAGAATGGCTAAAAACGGTTGACCGCGAAGAGCTTGATGCGATGCTTCAGGCCGCCATCTTTACGCCTGACGAGCAGAAATACATTCACATGAGACTTATTGAAGGGATGACTTTCAAAGAGATTTCTATCGACCAGTCGCTTACGAGGAAGAGCGTGGCTAGGATTGCGCGGCGTATCTCTAAAAAGATGTACAAATCGGGCAAAAAGCTGGGATATTTTTAGGGATTTTGTGACACCATTCCATTTCTCGTTTCATCTACAATGGAATCGTAAGGAGGGGATACCATGTACGGAGAATTCTATCCAACGGGTTACTACGGCGCCACGCCTCAAATGCAAGACAGGCTGGCTATGCTCGAACAGCAGCGGCAGATGCAGCGCCCGCCTCAGCCAATGTCCGTTCGCGGGCACTTGGTGACAGGCATCGAGGAAGCACGAGCGGCACAGGTCATGCTGGACGGGACACCGTCCTATTTTCCCTCCCCGGCGGAAGGAAAGATCTATGAGAAGTCGATAGATCTTAACGGAATGCCAGTATTCAAAGTCTACGTTGTATCCAAGGAACCACCCAAGCAGGAAGCAGCACCCGCTGGAGCGCTGGCAGCGCTGCAAGCCAAGGTGGAAGAGATGGAAAAGACGCTGAATTCGATGAAGGAGGAGAAAGACCATGAATCCGTTCCAGTTAATCGGCATGCTGCAACAGGCACAAAATCCCGTAGGAATGATCCAGCAGATGGCGGGAACTGATCCTTTGATGGGCCGTGCTATGCAGATGGGCCAGGGGAAGAACCCTGATGAAATGAAAGCTATCGTCCGTAACCTGGCACGCCAGAAGGGGTGGAGTGACGAACAGCTTGGTCAGTTTCTTTCTCCATTCGGATTGAAACTCTGATGTGCGCACTCAGATTTCATATATTCCATGTAAAGGAGGAACAGAAAAAATGGAAGGAATTACACCAGTAATGAATGTCGGGACTCCGGCTGCCACCAATGGCGATGGCTGGGGCGGCGGATGTGGTGCCTGGCTGATGTGGGTGATCGTCATCTTCGCTATGATGGGAGGAGGCTGGGGTGGCTTCGGCAACCGCTCCGGGCTGACGCAGGCTGAAATGCAGCAGGGCTTTAATCATCAGGATGAGATGGGACAGCTCCGCGGGGTTTCCTATGGACTTGCGGATTCAACCTTTGCTCTCAATACCACCATGCTCCAGGGGCAGGCAGGACTCGAAAAAACGGTCATGCAGGGCAACTATGCCCTCGGTAGTCAGCTTGCTGAGAACCGCTTCGCGCAGCAGAACTGTTGCTGCGAAACCAACCGCAATATCGATAGCGTGCGGGCAGAAAACTACAGAAACACATGCGAGCTGAAAACAGCGCTCCATGAGGAGGCCGAGAAGACCCGCGGCATGATGATGGCGAGCCAGATCCAGGATCTCAGAGACAGACTTGCGGATCGCGATCGCGACCTGCAGAGCGCAAACTTCAACCTGTCTCAGGTGCTGCAGACATCTGCGATTGTCGGTCAGCTTCGCCCATTCCCGCAGCCCGCGTATATCACCGCGAGCCCATATCAGGCGCTCGCAGGCTACGGCCTCTGCCGCTGCAGTACGGGAACCGGCACTGGAACCGGAACGGTAACCCCTTGATTTCCTGATTTCAAAGACCTCCGATGGAGGTCTTTTTTATTGGAGGGACTATGGATTCAGCATTGGTTTCTTTTTACCTGCAGATTGCTTACGCTGTGGGTGCTTTCATCTTCGGCTATGCATGGAATAAGCAGCGCGGACTTTCCGCTCGGCAGAAGGGAATGGAAAATGGGACGCGCGCACTTCTCAAGATGGAGCTTTGTCGGATTCATCGGGAGTCGACAAGTAATGGGTTCATCACATACGATGATGCATCGATCGCCGAGGAGATTTATGCGGCTTATCATGTGCTTGGCGGTAATGGTTCCGGCACGCATATGATGACCGACATTCGAAAGATGAGGATGATGGAGTATGAACGAAAAGTTTAAATTGCTAATTGATCGGATCAATCGTGAGCGGAAGCGTACTCGGAATGCGAAGTCGTCCATGAGAATTGTGTGGTTCTACGGCATCGGTCTTGCACTGATCAGTGCGCTTCTCGTAGGTGGCTGGGTATACCAGTGGATGCTAACGGGGCATCCAGACCTTCCGCTCCTTGTGTCTTATTTCAAAGAATACACGGCAGCTTCCGTAGTAGCTGCCGTGACCTTTCTTTCCATATTTAATGTCGATAAAAATAATGACGGGAGGCCGGATGCCGCGGAGCTTCAGGCCAAGAAACCCAATGATCCCCCCAAGGTTCAATTCCCGCCCGTGCCCAGGAAGGAGGCATCCCATGACTAGAGAAGAGTTGGCTAATGCCATTGCTGACGGAATTATTGCAGTAGGGGTAGAGGGAGACTTCGATTCAGTGTCCTGCTCGACCGCCGGAGACTATCCGTCGATTGGCGTATCGCAGTGGGAAGGGGACAGAGCGGAGGACTTGCTCAGCCGTATCCCAGGAGGTGATTACTACTCTGGGCGGCCCTACTCGGATATCTACTACAGCGGAGACCTCGATGGGCTGAAAGATCTGCTTAATTCTCCTGATGGCCAGTCCGCTCAGCGAGAGAAGCTGTCGGAAGACTGCCTGGACTACGTAGATGCATTATGGGAGATTCCGAATCTGGATGACACCCGCTGCACGATCTACGCAGGGATGTGGTGCCCGACTTCGACCTCCGTAGTGTGCCGATTCCTTGCAAACCGGCAGTGGAACTATGACCTTCGAGATCTGGACGTCCTGTGCGCGCTCTTCAAATATCAGTATGCACATGCGGCTGGTTGCGATGAGTATGCGGAAGGCTATGCGAATCGCGCAAATGCCACTTACGACTACTGTAAAGAGCTTGATGTGTAAAAAAACAGCTATATCGAAAATATGCGATGGGGTTAAATGGCCCTGACATGCTTTGGCGGACCATTCCTTGAGTGATTTATCAAAAAGGAACCTCGAACGCCTGCTAGGGTAAAAATTCGCAATCCTTAGCGATTTGTACTATAATTGAAGGTGTGAAATGTGGAAGAAGACAAAATGCGTCTCGCTAGTTGCTGTGTTGCTGCTCTGCTCCTGCTCGCGGCCGGCTATTTCTTATTGCGAGGAGACTACGGAGCAGGAAGTAGTGATGTCGGCGGATCAATTCAGGACATTGAAAGAGACGTCCGCGAAGCTCAGATCGGAGTTGACACTGCAAGAAGAGAAAATCAAAATGCTAGAGAAGAGCTCGGACGGATCCACGAAGGAATTGATAGCGCTGCAGAGCGAGCTCACCGATTGCAGGAACAGACTGCAGCAGACCGAGAGCTCCTTAGCGAAATCCGAGATGGCAATGAGCGATGCAAAGACTTCGCTCTCGAACTTGACCGAACACTTGGAGACATTGACAGCAAAAATCAAAAGGCTCGAGCGCAAGCAGGTGATCGCGAAGAGACAGCGGGACGTGTGGGCGGCGATAGCCGTAGTGAGTCTCGGTAGGATCGTGCTTTCTGGACTATGATTTGTCAAAAATTTGGCAAAAAACTATCCTAAATTCCCGTTATTTTCTGCCACATGCCCAAAAAATTGCCAAAGGACGAAAGTAAAGAAATTCGATACTATCGAGCTTTTCGCAATTAAATAAAAATTTCCGAATCAAACTCGGATACAATAAACATATACATTCTTTAGGAGGAAAGAGAC